GTGGCGTTATCGTGTTGTGCTCCTGGCCGTTGATAACCACAGGGAGTGTTCCTGGTTGGAGATCCACTTCATAGAACGGACGCATTCCCATGAAACGTTCAAGATCCTTGTCCTTTATACAGGACTTGCAGAATCTCTCAAATGCATCCAGTGGGAACCCAGGTAACTGTTCCTCCAGGTAATTCACCATCCAATTAGCTTCGCGGTTGTCATATGGAGTCTCCGAGCGTCGTGCCCAATAGCTCATCAATTTGTAGGGATCTTGCTCCTCGTTCTCAACTGGATCTGTCAAACAGAGACCAGTGCGAGCAAGAACTCCCAAGATTGGAGTGTTCGGGTCCGTCACTGCCAGAGACATGCACTTCATTCGAAGCTTTACTTCTGGGGTGATTGTCTGTGGCAAATTGTGGGTTGTATGAAACTTCACAATTTGTCGTTTTATATCAGCACAGTTGTTTGTATCCCCAATCCATACGGTTGGGGAGTATCGACGTGATAGAAACATCACGCCCTCACTATGCTTATAAATGGCCTCATATTTAAGGTCTTGCCCTACCATCTTTGCTGATTTCTCTAGTGCGTCCTGTGGTAGATCAGAAGATAGACCGTCGTCGCCACCAAATACGCCCAATAATGCATATGCTTCTTCTGCTGTCGCTCCACAGAAACAATAGCGAGCAGCAAAGTCGATAAATGCATTGTTAAGCGTGTTCTTCAGAGAGGTGTCTGGAGATCCACTTGCTTGTGCGCTCATCTGGTCAAATTTAACACCAAATTGAGTAACCGCTTTACGGTTATAGGTCTGCTTGTAGATCGGTTCGACCTCCTTTCCGAAGGCATTAACCAGGATTAATCCAAAGGTATCACATTGAAATGGAGACACATGTCCATCCCATCTCGTGTAGTCTGTTACGGTTACGTGAGTGTGAGTACGTTCACATACCGAGACAACCTTGTTCGCTTGTTCTGCAGGACAACAGAACCCATACCATGGTTCGTTGTGCAATGCTTCTGACAATGCATACAGATAGCGCGAGTACTCGAGCTTGAGCTCTGGCTCAATTGTGCTAATGATCCTAGGATCAGCAAC